GTGCAGAGGTCAGTTCTATAGTTCTGTCTTGCAAATGTCAGTGTAGGTGAACAGAGTGCCGCTGTTCGCGGATACACTAAGGAAAGCGCCAACAAGAGCTTGAGCGAGTGTAACGGTCCAAGTCTGTTTGTATGCGCTACTCGTGCCAGATATCACCTATTGGACTAGTGCTAGCGTCGAGTTAGTGGCCGCCGTAGTAAGAACGGACGGTGTTGAAAGAGTACCGCTGCCGATTGAATTTATGGTATAAGTTCCAGGGCGAATGGCTTTCAACATTGTAGTAGATGCGACTTTCAATGACTCTTCCATGCCTTAGACCACGGTTTTGTTGAAAGGTTGTGAACCACCTACTGAACCGGAGCTGCTGTATGAATTAAATTGGCCCAATTCAGTTTGAGCAACCGGTTGATACAATTGAACGGTGTAGGATACCATCAATTTACCTAGAGTTGTGGAGGAGGCGACGTTATCCGAATAAATGAAGAATTAACCGATATCGTAAAATAACGAGTCGCCCGGAGCTTGATTATCTTATTGAACAAAATAATCTTTAAGCCTATTTAACATCTAGGTGGGAACTCTCAGAACGTGCTCTTTGAAAACTGATCCTTAAACTTGACAAGAGTAGGCTGAGAGTGCTTGAACGGAAGTAGGAGCAAATTATCTGCTGTCGCCGATAAACACCATGGCTATGTCACCTACTGTAGAGGTAGGAACAACAGGAACATATTTGAATTATAAACTGGTTAGTCGATATTTGTCGAACGACCTAGCGATCGTGGACAACCATGGAAATGAAGTCTTATCTCCAGCATTGATACTATAACTCATAAGTTGGGTAAAGTCTGTTCCTGTAGAGGGCACTCTAACTGATTCGATCATTTCGGAATGTCGAAGTTAGAAAGTGAATGGTGTTGCTCTGAACTCGTTGCTATAAGCGACAGGCATGGCTAGGGTTCGTCTCACTTAGCGAATGCCTGTTCCGTTCTGGCGTCGAGCAGCTTTGGCTTTACGTGCGGCTGCTCTGGGTTTGCGCACGGTGCGTTTTGGTGCACGGCCCTTCTATCTGTTGGTCATTTTTCTTTGCTTTGGGGGCATTGTTGACTTTGATTTTTATATATGCGGGACGACAAAACTATCTTGGTCTGATATGGGTCTGCTTAAAGCCAGTCGATGAAATTCTCTTGCAGCTCTTTTCGATAGAAGTTGTTCATGGCCGCGATGTCTGTGGGCATACTGTTGCATTCTCGCCTTTGCTACTGGTTGATGAGATTCAGGTGTTTATCACTTAGTCCCAAATCTCTGAGATGCGTGATCGGTACGTAGCGGTCGAATATATCAAAATTTTTTCCCCATGATTGTATACAGTGCATTCTGGCTTAAAGATGCTAGTGTGCATTTAACTATCCGTCAGTGTAACGCCCCTGCATTAGGGCTCTAGTTGCGAGACGGGCCACAGTATATCCTTTGTATGACTTGGCTATAGCTTTTGACAAGAAGTTGATAGAGTCCTCGTTGATCTCGAAAACTTTGGCGTATTGCCCCAAACCTCCCGTTATGTCCGGTTTTGCTATATAAACACGCTTTAACATGCGTTTCTCGACGTCGTCCGAGTGCCGAGGTGAAAACCAAACTGAAGCGTCATCTCCTGAGACCCATATTTTGTAGTCATAGGATGCTCCATGCATAGCGTATTCGAGAAACATAGACACGCGGAGCGTGTTGCCAGCTGTAGTTTTGGTCGCGTCTCCGCTCCTGACTGTGCCAAATATTTTCCCTTTCTCGATGACTGCGCCGCGTTTTCCGCGAATTATGTAAGGGACATCTAATAGTTGTATAGCTTTCCTCAAGCTATCTTTCATAGGTTCGGATATGTAGATCTGTTTGCGCATTTTGTCGACTATCGCGTCGTAGACGAGATCTATATAATAGTTATCTACACACTTTATCAACGACCTAAATTGCGACGCGTCGTGTCCGCTAGTGTCCGCCGCAAATTGAACCCAGTCGAGTGGGATTTCTGCGTTCAGCCTCTATTCCAACGCTTCATTTGAAAGGCCATGAATGAACGAAGGCAAGACTTGTTTGAGGGTCTTTATGAGGAAAGCGTTGAAATAGCCAGACAATAGCATCATTGATA